AGCACTTGCCAAAGCTATTGAGGAAGGTGACACAGAAGCACAGCTTAATTTTACAGAACAAATGGCTGATATGAGATCTGCTTTTAGAATTCAGCAAATGCAAGAGCAAGCAAGACAAAATCAATCAGCATCACCAACAGTAGGTAAAGCAGAACAAGAAGTATCAAATCCTGCACCACCACTAGCAATGAGATGGTGGGAAGAAAATACTTGGTTCAATGCCAAAGGTTTTGAGAGAGAGTCAGCACTTGCCAGATCCATTGATGTTCAACTTGATGTCGAGGGATATGACAAAAATTCACCTGATTATTATAAAACTTTAAATAATCGTTTACGAAAGTTGTTTCCCGAGTTAATATCAGGAAAGGATGACGAAGTTGGCCAGAATAAGCCAAGAGTAAAAAGCAGAGATCCAGTCGCACCAACTGCAGGTGGCTCAGCTTATAAAGGCAACAGAGTCAAAGTAACAAGAGACGAACTTGCTATTGCTAGGGAACTTGGTATAACGGATGAAAAGGCATTAAAAAAATATGCAAATGAAATTCAAAAAACTAAAACAAGGAGTTAGTAATGACTGAAAAAAGAAATGTTCGTTCAAATGATTTAAGGATGTCAATTAGAGATGAGGAAAGTAGACCTCAAACAAATTGGCAACCACCAGCATTGTTGGATGCTCCTGACGCACGTCCTGGGATGATTCAACGATGGGTCGCAACCTCGATTCAGGGTAAGGACACTCCCGACAACGTATACAAACGTATGCGTGAAGGATGGGAACCACGCAAAGCAGAAACTGTGAAAGGTCAGTTGTTTCCAACGATTAATCATGGTCAGTGGGCAGGTTGTATTGGCATAGAGGGAATGCTGTTGTGTGAAATGCCTAAAGAGAAGCACAAATCTATGAAGGCATATTACAGTGACAAAAGCACTCAGCAAAACGAATCTTTGGCAGGCGATTTGGATGCTTTAGGACGCAAGGCAGGACAACCAATCTATCAAGAGAGGAAGAGTTCTGTTATGGGTGGCAGAAAAGAAGTTTCTGCTATGGATGATTAACACTTTAATATAAGGAGATAGCATTATGGCAAATCCAAATGCAGCTTATGGTTTAATACCAGTCCGTCATATGAGTGGAAACAGTCCTCGTGCAAACAAATATACTATTACATCTGGATTAGCAGAAAATATTTTTACTGGCGATCTAGTTATTCTTACAGCAGATGGTGTTATAACACCTCATACTGCGACCGAGACAAATAATATAGGTGTTTTTGCAGGAGTGTCTTACACTGCGTCTGACGGAAGTTACGTCTATTCACAATATTGGCCATCAGGAACAGTAGCAACCGACATTGTTGCTTATGTCTATGATGATCCATACACTGTGTTTAGAATTCAGTCAGCAGGTACACCTGCTCAGACAAGTGTTGGGGAATGTGCTGACGTAGTCGCAGGCACAGGCTCAACAACAACAGGTCAGTCTGGTTTCACATTAAGTGGAACTATGTCTAATGGAACAGCAACTTGCAAAATTCTTGGTCTATGGGAAGACCCATCCAATAGTTTTGCTCAATATGCACAGCTTGAAGTACTCATTAATGAGCACTTGTTAAAAGCTACTGCAGGAATATAGGGAGAGTAATTTATGTCTATGAATAGAGCACAATTTGCAAAAATGCTCGAGCCAGGATTGAATACTCTCTTCGGTCTCGAGTATGACTCGTATCCACCAGAATATACACCTGTATTTGATCAGAACACTTCTCAAAAAGCATTTGAGGAAGATGTCCTGTTAACAGGTTTTGGCAATGCACCAACAAAAGACGAAGGTGCTGCAATATCATATGATACTGCAAGTCAACAGTGGACTGCGAGATATCAACACGAAACTATCGCATTGGCTTTTTCAATAACTGAAGAAGCAGAAGAAGATGGATTGTATGGTTCTATTGCCTCAAGATACACAAAGGCATTAGCAAGATCCATGTCTGCAACTAAAGAAATTAAAGCAGCAACGATTCTAAACAATGCGACAACTGCAGGCATTTATGCAGGTGGAGATGGTGTAGCATTATTAAGCACATCACATCCAACTCAAAGTGGAAATCAAAGTAACACTTTGGCAACTGCTGCAGACTTATCTGAGACCTCATTAGAGTCTCTTTTAATCCAAATTTCTGATATGAAAGATGAAAGAGGATTAAGGATTGCTGCCCAAGGCACAATGCTTATTATTCCAACAGCATATACTTTCACAGCAGAAAGATTATTAGAATCTCAGTTAAGAACTGGCACAGCAGATAACGATCTTAATGCTATCAAATCTGGTGGTTATTTGCCACAAGGTTATCACATTATGAGAAGATTGACTGACAGCGATCAGTTTTTCATCAAGACTGATGTGCCTGATGGCATGAAAATGTTTCAAAGATCCCCACTTAAAAAAGGTGTAGAGGGAGACTTTGAGACTGGTAATGTTCGTTACAAAGTTCGAGAAAGATATTCTTTCGGTTTTACTGACTGGAGAGGAATCTTTGGAACAGAAGGTGCTGCATAACAGTTCCTCCAGTGGAGGGAGAAATCGGGTCTCCCTCCAAACTTTAACCTTGACAGCGAAAGCTGACATTTGCCAAGACAAGGAGAATAAAAATGGCTAAATCAACTTTTTCTGGTCCAGTTGTATCAAATAATGGATTTATATCAGCTGGATCAAATAATATTGTAAATATTACAGCAGACACAACATTAACATTTAATGACCATGCAGGTCGTATCATTGAAGTCAATGATGCAGATGGTGTGATTACATTACCATCAATTAAATCAGGTGAATTAGGTGCTAAATATACTTTTTTTATTGGTACTGCTATAACAGGAAAAATTAAAACAGATGGCACTGATAAATATGTTGGTTCGATAATGGTGGGTGTTGATGATGGTTCGAAAAAAGCATTTGTTCCAGGAGCAACAAACGATGTTATTGATATGAATGATGGCACCAAAGGTGGTAAGGTTGGATCTTTTATAGAGATAACAGCACTAGCAACTGCAGAGTATATGGTACAAGGTCTTTTAATAGGTTCTGGTTCAGTAGCAACACCATTCGCAGACGCATAATAGGGAGGATTAAATGGCTGATATTACATCAAGCACTATTCTTTCTGAAAACACTAGAGAAATTGTAATGGCATTTCAATATCAATATGTTGATACTGGTAATGAATCTGCAGTAACTAAAGTCGATGTTTCTACGTTACAAACAAATGCTAATGGTGATGCATGTACAGGTGTTAAAATTTTAAAATGTACATGGGTTGTTAAAGGTATGACTGTGCAAGTTATGGCAGGTGCTAGTACAAATATAATTATGCTTAATCTTGATGAAGGTCAATCTGGTGAAGTAGATTATAAAGAAGTTGGTGGTTTGCCTAATACAAAGCAAACAGGCACAAGTCCAACAGGTGATATAAAATTTACTACAACAGGTGCTGGTGCTGGTGATTCTTATCAAATTGTTTTAACAATGAAAAAGAAATATGGATAAGGTGAACTATGGCAACATCAGGAACAGTTACTTTTAGACCTAATGTTGAGGAAATAATAAATGAAGCATACGAGAGATGTGGTCTTGATATCCAAACTAGAACTGGATATCAAGCAGTCTCTGCAAGGAGAAGTTTAAATTTATTATTTTCTGAATGGGCTAATCGTGGAATTAATTATTGGACAGTAACACAAAGAACTTTAACTTTGGCAACAGGCACATCTTCTTATGATTTGCCTGCAGGTCTTTTAGACTTATTAGATGTTGTCATCTTTGACAGTGCAGACGCAACAAGAACAGATACTATTATAAACAGAGTTACAATCTCTGAATATAATCAAATACCAAATAAATCAGATACAGGCAAACCAAATCAATATATGCTAGATAAAGGTAGACAGTCTGGATCTAATAATATTTATAAACTTTTCTTGTGGCAAACACCAGATAGAGACACTTATAGATTGAATTACTGGTCAATGAACCAACTAGAAGATATCACTGCATCTAACGAAGATACAGACATTCCTTATACGTGGACAGAATGTATTTGTGCAGGATTAGCATCTAAACTGTCTGTAAAATTTGCACCTGATAAATTTCCATTATTAAATAATTTATATAAAGAAGCATTTGAGTATGCATCAACAAATGATAATGATGGTGTTAGTTTAAAATTACAACCAACAGGACTTAATTTGAGATAATGGCTAAGTATGCAAGAGGAACAAAATCAAAAGCCATAAGTGATATTTCTGGCTTTGAAGTTCCTTATCCAAAATTAAAAACAACTTATGATAATTTAAGAGTTGAGTCAGAAGAGTTTGATCCCAAACATCCTCAGCTTACACCTGCAAAAAATGTAATAGACGCAACTGCATTATTTAATCCAAGACCAGATAATGATCCAGAAAATGTAACTATTTTATTTGGATTTACACAAAATATTTTTGCATCTAAAATAGAAAAAAGTCAAAATTCTGTTGGTATTCCTGGACATGCAAGAATAGGTGGGTTTACATTAGAAACTGTGCAAAGTTCAACACCAAGTCCATCTGGTGTAAATGGCATAGGTAATCTTGGCACTTCTGAACTTCAGGCACAAATTGACGAAGAAGGTGTTGCAGGCACAGGAGCAGTAGGAAATGAAAGTATTGAGTTTGGTGCTGATATAACAGGAACAGGAGTAGCTGGAACAGGAGCAGTAGGAACAACAACAGCATCACCAACAACATATACAGTCACATTTGTATCAACAGGAAGTGGTAATAAATATGTTATTGATGGAACACAGCAACCAACATTATCATTAACAAGAGGAAATACATATGTCTTTGATTGGTCTGGTGCAACAAGTCATCCATTAAGGTTTTCAACAACACCTGATGGCACTCATAATAGTGGTTCAGAATACACCACAGGTGTTACAAAAGATGATGGTGCATATAAAACAACTATTGTTGTCAGTGGCGATGCACCAGATAATTTATATTATTATTGTCAAGTACATTCTGGAATGGGTGGTGCTATAAATGTATCATTTACACCATCTGTAACATTAGAAGCAAGTATTACAGAAGTTGGTGTGGCTGGAACAGGTGCAGTTGAGCCATTCGGTGTATCAGGCAATGGTAACGTCCAAATCAATGTAACTGGAACTTCAGGAGTAGCTGGAACAGGTGTTGCTGGCGCAGAGATACCATCTTCACAAGTCGTGGCAACAGGAGTAGCTGGAACAGGAGGCACAGGTGCAGAAAGTGTTGAATCAGATGCTGTTTTTGATGAAACAGGAGTAGCTGGAACAGGAGCGATCGGAACAGAGATACCATTTGCATCTATTGATGAAACAGGAGTTGCAGGAACAGGTGCAATAGGAACAGAAATCCCAGAGGCATCTATAACTGAAACAGGAGTAGCTGGAACAGGTGCAATAGGAACAGAAAGCATTGAAGCAGATGCTACTATAACTGAAACAGGAGTTGCAGGCACAGGTGCTATTGGTAATTATAATACATTTTCTGGAACTGATGTTGGTGTTACAGGAGTAGCTGGAACAGGTGCAATAGGCACAGAAGTTCCACAAGCATCTATAACCGAGACAGGAGTTGCTGGAACAGGTGCTGTCGGAACAGAGATACCATTTGCATCTATAACCGAGACAGGAGTTGCAGGAACAGGAGCAATAGGAACAGAAAGTATAATTGTTGATTGCACTATAACCGAGACAGGAGTTGCTGGAACAGGTGCAATAGGAACAGAAGTTCCACAAGCATCTATAACCGAGACAGGAGTTGC